TTGCACAAAAAGACTTACGCCTTTTAGCTGCTTTAGGGGACTTTGCAGCCGCTTTAGCCGAAACTGGAGGTTTGAGGTTAGCTCCTTCAGTTCGCTTGAAATAAGCCCTTCCTTTGGCGTTTAAACCCCCTTCAGGATTCTGGTATTCCTTCTTAGGCATTATTTCTTCTTCTTAGCTGTTTTAGCAGCGTCTTTAAAGTCCTGCGCCGAAGGTGCGCCTTTGCTGCCTACTTTACGCATCTTCTCGCCTGAGCCAGCCTTGATACGACGACGCTTGGCGGCGATATTGGCATAGAGACCCGGCTTAGTAGCCACGCATAGCTCCCATCTTCTTCATGGGTTTAGCCTTTGGGGCAGTGCTTACTTTAGCACCAGTCTTCTTAGCGTATGTCTTAGCTTCCTTCTTACCTTTAGCGGTGTAAGGGAACTTCTTGTCTTTTACCATTGGCATATTATTTCCTTTTCTTAGGTTTAGATACTTTAGCTACTGATAATGAAATTGCAACAGCTTGCTTCTGAGGACGACCTTCTTTAACCAGTTTAGAGATATTCTTACTGATTGTCTTCTGTGATTTACCTTTAGCGAGTGGCATTATTAACCTCCGTGTTGTTTAACAGATGTATATTCTTGCTCAATCGTAACAACAACAGATGCGGTTGAGCCAGTTTCAGACTGTACTCGAATCTCATCTCTTTCTTCTAGCAAAGTGTATGCTCCGCCATCAATCTTTAAGAACGATTTAGCAGTTAATGGATAATCCTGCACAATAGCAATCTCAGTATTGGTGCTGTAGTCATACCACCATGCACTGAATGTTTTTGCTGAAGTAGAATTATTAACCGCATACAACAGATTCCACTTACCGATATTCTGAATGGGAACTGTGTACAAAGTAGTCTTGGTGTTAGCTACTAAGTTTTTACCAACCGATATTGGTCTCATTTAAGCACTAATGTTAGTAGTGTTACAATAATGAATCCAGCAGTACCGAGGAGAATCTGTTCTAGTCTCTTTAGTCTAGCGTGTATCTGTTCGTATCGAACTTTACAGACTTCTTCGTGACTGAGGAGTTTTAATTCTGCTTCTGTCACGGCAATGTCCTTACATACTCCGCAGAATCCGTCATCACATTACCATCGGCATCTTGCAGTTCTGCACCAGCTAAAACTTCTTTTTTAAAGGCTTGGTAATCGGTGTTGGCTGGGTCAAATGGGATGTATGCGTTGTCAGATAAACGAATTACATTTTCATAGTTAGTTAATTTATACATTTATAACTCCGCAGAAACTTGATACATAAAACACATACCAGCGGCAGAAGTGCCAAATATTCTAACCATCATTCTTGTTTGTGTTCCGTTTGAAGTATTTAAAGTGATGTTATTTGTGCTTGTCGCACCAGTATCAAGTATGGTTACTCTAGCTGAATTTCCAGCAATGTCATATACAGTAAGCGTTGGGTCTGCTCTCATTGTTGTTGGAAAATTAACAAATGTACCAATAATTCCACTTCCAGCCGTACCAAAAGAAAATTGTATTGTTTCATTTATTCCAATTGATGTACCAGGTACAGTTGCCTGTGCGTATGATTTTTGATAATACCTCTGACACAAAGCTAATTCAGTTCCAATACTTCTGTAATCAAAGCTAGTAGCTGTAGAGCCTTTTTCTAATTGCACACCCGTCACATACCATGTAGCACCATTCGTGGCAGAAATATTTGTCGCTCCTGTAGCCGAGCGATAATCAGCACCAGCCCAAGCACCAGCAGTTCCTTGATATGTAGAGCCAGTTCCTAAATTAAATACAAGTCTTAAACCAACACCATTAGTTGCTCCAATCCATGTTCCCGATGTATCACCAGCAATAGTAATTGACTTTTTTTCCCAAGTATTAGCTGAAGAAATAGTATATGTAAATGGATAAGAACGATTTACTGCTGAATTTTGCAAAGCTCCACCAAAAGTTCCAGTCAAACTAGAGCGAATCCAAAACGATAATGTAACAGCTACGGCATTAGCAGTACCAAAAGCCAAATCTGCCGTATTAAAACCTTCAATATATTGAGCAACAACACTAAATTGACCAGATGTTGGTGTATTTGCTCCTGTACTTGTAATTCCTAAATAATTAGAAAATCCAGCGGGAGGAGTAACTGAACCACCATTTTGTTGAAATGTGTACCAACTAAGCGATGCGCTTGGGTCATAGTTCCATCTGTCTAATGTGTATGCACCGCCACTTACACTAACGCTTGCACCAGCGTTTCTTTGGTCAATCTGAAACTGTCCATTTATTAATTTATTTTTGAATGATGTAACAGGAACTAAATACTCAGCAGTTGTATTGCCGTTATATGTCGGTGTTGTAATTCCAGTATCGCCATTTAGCGTTATCGCCATAATTGCTCCTTATATCCATGATTGGCAAACTCGCCATGATATTTTTCTCTTGCCATTACAGCGACCAATTCGGCAAGTTCTAAATCATCAAACATTTGACTGTAAACCTTCTTTCTACTTTGAGTAATTTGCACCCAATATTTTCTATTTTGTTTGTTCCAGCTAATGTTTTTTATTCTTAATTTATTGTTGCTTTGCACAAACTTATTCCAATTATTTGATTGGTGATTAGCGGCACGCAAGTTTTCAATTCTGTGGTCTTTTTTAACTCCGTTAATATGGTCAACCACCTCAGGCATATAACCATGATGCATACAGAAAATTACCTTATGGATACAGTAAGCCTGACCATCTAGGTTTACTACGCCATACATACTAGACATACAACCAGCACGCTTACCTATTAAATGCTTTGATGGATTGGTATTAATCTTCCAATACAGTTCGCCATTGCGGTACTCAAACGCTTCATTAAAGCGTTGTGCTGTGCCGTCTAAGGTAATTGGCATCTTACGCTCCTAACTTATTGGCTTGTTCAGCCTTAAATGTTTCGTATGCTTGGCAAACTTCGGGTGTCCATGCCGCATTAGCAATGTCTTTAACCTTTTGCTCTTGGTCGCTAATATCCATATCAGGAGTTAATACCCAGCGATGAAAGGTGCGAGATACAAACTCGCCATCTCGTTCAATAATGGTAGCCTGACGAACTTGAATAACGCTAAGTCCAACAATTTCAATTTTGTCAATTTCGTTTCGTTCTGTAAGTGCCATTTAAATATCCTTTTATTACGCAACAGCGATGTAAGACATATTTATATAAATTTCATCTCCTGCCGCTAAATCTGAATTGGTAAGCCTACCCCAAGATGCATTATTGTTTATTTTATAAAACTGTACTTCGGTTGCTACCGAAAATGAATAAGTTGCTAATCCAGCATCTCCAATATTGACATTATTTGTCATGCAATAACTACAAGTAGAAATAGTTCCGTTTGATGGAGCTTGAGATACTTGAAATGGCAAAGAAAGACTTACTCCATTAGTGCTTGAAACAGATGAAACTTGAAGCAAACCAGAAATTGTTACTTTTTTTCCAATTTTTATATATTGAAAAGTGCTAACTCCACTAACAAGAGTTAAATTTGTATTAGGGGTTGGGACATAAGTACCTTCTTCATAATCATCTAGCGTATTAGCGTCTGTGCTTGCTGATTGGGTAGCTGGAAATGTAATACCAGCACCGCTAGTAGATGGGGTAGCGTTACCCACACCCAAGCAGTTTAGGATTTGAATACCCTCGTTGGTGTTTACTTTTAGTGCAGTTGTGCCGTTGGATTGAAGTTCAATCTCACCGCTTGTATCGGCACTTTGAACCAGTCCTGTGCTGGTGCTGGCATTTATCAATACGGACATTATGCTACCCCTTTAGGAAATTTTTGCTTAATAGCATCACATTTAGCCACATACGCATCCATCAATTCTGTCTTACCTTTTTGCGCCCAATAATAAGCATCAACAAAATCGGTGATAGGTGGGTATTCTGCGGCTCGTTTAGCAATATAAGCATGAGCATCTACATAAGCCTGTACTGCATCTTTATCGTATGCGACCTCGTTGCCGTCTGCATCGTAAGCGATGTCATCACGAATGACCGCAATCTGCGGATATAAATTAATAATTGCTTGATGATTTATCATGCCGCAATCTCCATTAATGTAATAACAGAATCCATATTTGAGTTTCCTATGGCGGCAGTTCCAGCGGCATCACTTCTTTTAAAATAAATAGTATAAGTAGTGCTGGATGTAGTTGATGGAGAATCTAAATAAGAAAATGGAGCTGTAATTTCTAAGTTAGAAGAAGCGGCATAAGCATAAGTTAAACCAAGACTGCCTGAAGTTAAATCAGTTGAATTTCTGTATAAGGTTGCAGTAGCACTTACAGCACCAGCACTTGTTCTTACATAAAAATGACCAAAAACTAATATTTTGCTACTAGATGATGTTGGAGTAATTGATGCCGCTAAAGTGGATGCAATATAAGTATTTCCAGTTGTGCTTGTTCCTGTTTTATTAGCTACACTAACCACCTGAATCACATTACCAGCTTTAGGTGATGTAGTTGTAAGAACTGTTCCTGATACGGCTGGTAAGGTTAATACAGTAGTACCAGCAACGGCTGGTTCTTGTAATGTAACGCTACCTGATGTGCTTCCTTGAAGTATGATGCTCATAATATTACCCATCTAGCACCAGAAGGAACTGTTACTGTTACACCACCGTTAATCGTAATTGGACCTACAGACATAGCATTTTTTCCTGTTGTAAGTGTGTAAGAGGTTGTCACAGTAGGCGAGTTCTCTTGGAATACTGCATCGCCACCGGCACCTGTAGCGCCACCGCCGATAGAACCCCATGCAGTTGTATAACCTTCAAAGGTTCCAGTGGTGGAGTTATACCGCATCATACCCGCAGCAGGGGAACCGCTACGCTGTGCAGTGGTTCCTGCAGGTACTTTTAATTGACCAGTGCCAGAGAAAGTACCATCTCCGGTCATGGTTAAAGTTGTTCCTGATACTGTTGCGCCAGCACCTAAGATTTGAACTGGAGAAGACGCAGCGTTACCGACCCAGACTTTCTTGTCGGTAATGTTAACAGCGGCTTCACCCTGCACCAAAGTGGTAGGTGTAGCAGTCGTTGTTACACTGTTTTTAAGTTTTAAGATTGTAGGCATAGTTTATTTCCTAATGATAACACAAATTGACTGTTTTGTCAAGTCTTTTTTAAAAACTTCCACCATCTATTGTTCCATCAATATCTGACCCCGGAATTGTCGAACTAGCTGTAAAAGCACTGGTTCCAGAGCCTTTAATGTATCCTGTTAGCGTGGTAGCCCCAGTTCCGCCATAAGCTACTGTTAGAGTACCTACATCGCCAGAACCTAGGAGACTAACACCACCAACAGTCTTGATGTTTGTGCCACTAACTAAAGCAGCTTGTTTAGCATTAAATGTTGACCAATCTGTGCTGGTTAAGTAACCATTAACACTCGAAGTTGCTGCTGGTATCGAGATTGCTGGAGTAGTGCCGCCACTAGAAACAATCGGTGCTGTGCCTGTTACAGAAGTTACACCTGTTGCTGGCAATGCTGAAGAAGTCCAGCTTGTTCCATTACCAATAATAGCATAGTTATTGGTGGGAGTTAGACCAGCAATCGTTGCTAAATCTGCATCGTAAGCCTGAACATTAGTACCAATTGCTAAACCAAGATTGGTTCGTGCAACAGATGCGTCAGGTAAATCGCTTAAATTGTTTGCTTTGGCTAAGAAACTGGTTCCAGCAGCATAGGCATCTACCCAGACAGAGCCGGTATACACCTTCATATAGCCTAAAGAGCTATTGAAATACAAAGCACCAGCTAATAAGGCATTACCATCGTTATCGAGTGTAGGGTCAGAAGTCTTAGCTCCTAAGTACCTGTCATCAAAGTTATCGTAAGCAGTTAATGTTTGGTCTCTAGCGGTTTCTGCTGCTACCTGAGCTGCTGAAGCATTGGTTGCTGCTGTAGATGCTGTAGACGCACTGTTACTAGCATTGGTTGCCGATGTAGACGCTGCTGAAGCACTATTGCTTGCATTTGTTGCCGAAGTACTAGCATTACTTGCCTGTGTCGTCGCAGTGGATGCTGATGACGAGGCAGATGATGCAGAAGAACTGGCATTGCTTGCAGAGGTTGATGCTGATGAAGCACTGTTACTTGCATTGGTTGCTGCAGTCGATGCTGTTGATGCAGATGCTGCAGCATTGGTTTCGCTTGTACCAGCATTCGTTGCTGCAGTTGATGCGGTTGTAGCACTGTTAGAAGCATTGGTAGCACTGGTGGAAGCATTGCTTGCCGATGTGCTTGCATTACTAGCGCTAGTGGATGCTGATGAAGCACTGTTGCTTGCATTAGTCGCAGAAGTTGATGCCGATGACGCAGACGAGGCAGCATTGGTTGCTGAGGTACTGGCGTTACTTGCTGAAGTTGCGGCATCACTAACCGAAGTACCAATACTAGATACTGACGCTGCTGCAGAGGATGCTGAACTAGCTGCTGCAGTTGCTGAATTAGATGCGTTTGTGGCAGAGGTTGATGCTGCTGACGCAGATGCTTGTGCTTGATTCTTAGATACTTCTGCTGCGTTTGCTGCAGCAGTGGCTAAAACTGCTTGACTAGAAGCATCGTTTGTAGCGTCTCCTGACCCACCGGGTCCCCGATATAGGCTCAAAGTAATCTCCTATGTTTGTCTAAATACACTCATGGAATGCATTTAAACAAACTCCCTAGCCGTAGCTAAGGAGCTTGAGTTGCCTATATTAGGCGTTTACAGCAAGTACAAAGCCAGCTTCTGGGCGAACTACTTTAGTACCGAAGAGGGTATCAGCGGTATAGAGAGTCGACAAGTATTCTTGCTTGTACTGAGTCTGTGAACGAACACCAAGTTGCTCGGCAAAGACCATAGTATCAGTATGGAACAAGAGAGCAGCTTTGATAGCGTCGCCAACAGAGTTGTCTGCTGCGGTCTCAATCGTAGGCAAGTTGCTCGATACATAAATATCGATACCATATAGCTTGCCGATTTGACCATTTTGAACACCACGACCATCAACGAAGTCAGAGCTGTTGTAACGGTCAACGCCCATGATTGCATTGCGGAGTGATGGGGGAATAGCAAACTTACGACCGTCCATTGGAACATCAGCGTCGTCCATCAACTGGATGAGCTTACGGAAACCAGCATCGGTAAATACATCGGATGTGGTAACGGTGTCTAATGCGTACAGGGTCAAACCTGTGCTTGCATCAATAAAGTATGCGTTGCTATGAACCCAGTCAGAAGCGTCACCGTCACCGAAGGACTTGCCTAAAGCTACGAGTGTGTCGTCAACCTTCTTAGCTAAAGCATAGCCAGCGTCTTCTGTGTAGAAAGAACGCAAAGAAGACAATGCTTGAGTCTCGACGATGTCTTCGATGAAACGGCTGTACTCGAAGTGTTGGTCGATGAGAACTTGTACTTCGCTCTCAGTGTTAGCTTGAATGGTTACTGCAGTGTTAGCTGCTTTAGCTGCTGCTACGCCACGAGTTGGCTTAGGAATATGCAGTGTGTCGCCTTTTTTGCCTTTGAAAGACATCTTACGGACGAGGTTTGCAAGAACTAAGTTTGCTTTGTATGCAGCGATGACTTCGTCACTCCAAATCTCTGGAATAAACTTGTCTGCTGCTGTTTTGTTAACGATAGATGTACTACCGCCGGGGTATGTTACTGCTGCCATGATTAATTTCCTTTGTTAATTATTAAGTCTAAAATTACTTAACCCTCCCCTCGGCGTATGCTGCTAAGATGTCATCCTGCAGTGCTTCATAACGACTAGGGTCGGTAAGTTTCAATTTAATTAGGTCTGCTCGACGATATACTTTTCGGCTACTCTCGCCAGCGCCACCAACATCAACTGTAGCTGCCTTCATTGCTTGTTCTTGAGCTTTGCTTTCTACTGCTGCAGTTTGAGTCGTTTGAGTTTGCTGTTTGATTTGTTTAAGTTCTTTGTAAGTACTTAACAACTCATCAGCGGCATCAAAGTCAAATTCTGCATCAGCTTTGGCAAACAAGTTCAGTCGAATCTTAGAAGATTTAACCCAATCTTGGAATCCAGTATCTTGTGCGATAGTGGTAAAATCAGGATGTTTAGCCGACAGTTGTTGTGCCGTCTTCATCTTCTTCATTTCTAATGCTGCTTGTCTAGCTTCAATTACAGCAGGATGCTTTTCTACTTGTCTGTTGACAGCCTGTTTAGGGTCTACAAAAAAGTCTTCTTCAAGCGATTCTTCAATAGGCGCTGTTTCTTTTGTTCGAGCTTCGAGTTGTTGCTTTAAAAGCTGGTCTGCAAGACTTCGTACTTCGTGAACCTCGTTTGCTTGACGACCTATTAGCTTTTCAGCCTCTTGGTGCATCTTTGCAATTTCTGATGCTGACTTACCTCTATACTTCTCAGGTAACTCATCTACTGGTTCTACTTGTTTAACCTCAGGTTGTGCATCGGTTGATGATGCCTCTGGAGTTGTAACATCTTGTACTACTTCTTGCTCATTGCTTTCAAACAGTTCTTCTTCTTGAATAAATGTTGCTGCCATTTAAAGTCTCCTGTCACCGAATCAAGTGATTTTAGGATTAATAATCTGAGGCTTTATTTCCCAATAAAGGTATCTCAGGCGTTTTGCTTTGCTTCTTGCTTCTGTTTGTCTTCGTGCCTTTTCGCCCATCTATCGTAGGCAGATACGAAAACAGGGTCAGTGCCATCTAAACTAATTCGTATAGGCGAAATAATTCGGTTAGCATCTAAACCACATTCACAGTGAATTACTGTTGTTTCATCTGTAACAAAACTCTCTGTGATATGTCCTTCTGAGCATTTAAAGTCATATAACTTCCTACTCATTCGCCGTGTCTCCCGACAAGAGCTGTTCGTAGGATTGCTCTGAAACATCTTTTAAGCTGATTAACCACTGGAGAATGTCCAGTTGTCCACGCTTTAGTTGTAAATCAGTTTCGTTTTGGATTGGTAGCACTTGATTTAAGGAATTGAACATATTCTGTGCATCTTCCATCAAATCTAACCAACCTTGAGTCGCCATCATTGCAAAGCGACTCTCATAGTATTCTTGTAGTTTTTTATCTATCATTCTTTGTCCTTGTTGGAGAATGTATGTAAGTACTCACTTACATTTATAACCGCATTGTACCACAACTTTATAAAAAAGTCAAGTAATTTTTACATCTTTTGTTGTTTTTGCATCTGAAGCTCAACAATCTTGCCTTTATTCTTAATATCGGCTTCTTTGAGCATCAATTCTGCTATCTTAGCTCGTTTAGCGAACTCAGATTCTTGGTTTTTACTATCAATGTTAGTAGATAACGAACTAATAACCTTGGCACGAAGCTCTTCTGGCATCATTTGAGTCTCTACAACCGTCTTAGCAGCCTCTGCAGAGTCTCTTTGCGCCCTAGCCTGTAGTGACTGGGTAGTGGCTTGCTTCTGTTGCATATCCATCTGTAGCGCCATCTGCTGCATTTGAGCCTGTTGTGGGTCTGGTTGACTCATTTGGGTCAATGCTTGCTCCAATTCAGCCCTATTAGACAGGCTAGAGTTACCAATAATGCCTTTAAGGATGATTGGTAGTACTGGAGTGTTTGGTCCAAGGGTCTGCAACAAGCCAATAAGCTGCTGTTGTTCGTACTCACGAGCCATAATACCCAAAGTAGCGCTAGGCATGAACTTCATGTCTACAGAAGGATAACGCTCAGGGTCAAACTGCATATAACGGAAGGCTGCTTTCTTAATTAGCGGAACCATGAAGTCTTCTTGGAAGTTCGTCAGAGTCCGCTTATACTTCTTGATAATGCCAGCCATTGCCATTGACATACCAGCGCCAGAAGCGTCTCTGGAAGCCTGTGATACTACGCCTTGGCTATCTAGCGTTCCGGTTGCCATTAGAAGCATACGCTCAAACTCTTTGGAGGTAGCGAAGTTCTCAGGACTGGTTTGACCGAACTTGAATGGGAATAGAATCTCTGCTGGATTACCATTAGTAAGGATTGCTTTACCGGGCTTAACTTCAAAGCGTGAGCCACGAGGTAAGCGAGTAGCGTCCATTGCAATCATCGGTGCGGTTGTCAGCGCTAAGCTGTCTAGGTGACTGCGTAGTTGAGCATCGATAGCCTTTTGCATATTATAGGCTTTCTCGACAGTACCACGACCCCAGAAACGATTAGGGACAGTATCGTCCTGATAAGCCAAAACAGGGCGGTCTTGCATCATGTAGGGATTCTTCTCAGCCTTGAGTAAGAGTCCATCGTTAGCGATAACGACAATAGCTTCTACAAGGTCGCTATAGCTATCAGCGGTGCTGTCTTCAGGGAAGAGGTCAATAACTTCTTCATCTTCGTTCTCTAACTGCTCTAGATACTCTCTAGGCACTAATCCGTAGTAGGTTAAGAGCTTGACTTTGTCATCTTGGTACTGAACTACTTCTTGAGTAACTTCGAGGTCATCATCGTTACCAGCAGGTCCGATGTCTACCTTACGATAGATACCCTTTTCCATTCCTTCTACTACTTTGTGAATAGACACAAACTTCTCAATGGCACAGCCCATCGCATCGTCAATCGAGGTAGCGTTGGGGTCAATTAAGAAGTTCTTAGGATTGACAGGATTAACCTTGACGCAGAAGTACTCTTTTTCTTGTACGCCATAGGCGGCTTGTTCCATGCCCGGCATTGGCATCGTAGCAGGGACAAACTCTTTCTCTTGCTTGACGATAATCTCGCCAATACCAGTACCATAAATCTCAGCCATCAATTCGATTTGGTCGATAGACTTACGAATCTTATGTTTTTCTAAATCTTCTTTGAGTTGTACCTTAATGGCTTCAACATCCATCGGATTGTTGTTGTAGTCTCTAACATCGTCTTTGATGTCGAAGAACTCTCCGTTACCAAAGATAGCTTCCATGATTTCAGCATGGCGGGTTTCTACCGCTTGCTGTGTGGCTGGACTGATTAAGCGACTACGCTCAGACTCTCGTGTCTTGTCTTCGTCAGCCCATACGCCACGGAAAATTCTTTCGTACTCTTTCCAGTCTTCTAAATAGTTCTCGTCTCTGGAATCTCTCCATCTGTCGCAATGTTGAATAACAAAGGCAGTTAATTCTTTATCTGATTCGGAAGGTTCTTCCCAAACAGTGCTTTCGTTCATGTCCATATTTTCAGCCATTTTAGTCCTTTATTAATAGCCACTAACCACATCTAATGCTTGCCAATCGTCTTCGTCGTTGTCAATACTGTAGCTCGTGACAGCGAGTTGGTCGATATAGCTTAACGCATCAGGTAAGTCATCATGCACCTGTGCGGTTGGAAACATTAGTAGTTGGTCAACAAACTCTTCAAAGTCTTCTTCAGCATTGAGTACAACTCGTCCATGTTCAAATCGACCTTGCAAAGCCCAAACAATCCTATCTACTTTTTTCTTATTGCCATGCGTCAAATCTAAGATATGAGCGTAACAGTTGTTCTTTCGCATCAAATCACTGAGGTAAGGCAATACTGCATTCTTTAGCGCCCCTCGCTCGATGCCAACTGCTAGAGGTTCATACTCTCTAATATTCTTTAAAATATTAAGTGCAGTAGTCTGTATATCCCAGCGACCAGCTTCAATCTTGTCGACAAACCAAATACCATCATCGGTTACTTTGACAACTGCAATAGCGGACTGGTCTAGTCTTTTCTTAGTGGCGTTAGCGCTTTTAGCGACATCTTCAAAGCCAGCTAAGTCTACCGCAATGTACCACGAACCAATGTCAGGTTCATCGCCAAACTTAATCCATTCTTCTTTAAATAATCCTGCGCCAGCATTATTGAAGGAAGACAGGTACTCTTGATTGAACGCAAAAGAACTTAATGTGCGTTTTGCAGCCTCAATCTCTTTCGGGTCAATCGTTTCATTGTCAGCGGTGGTAAAGTGCCAAGATTTCCAATCTGCATCGTCTCCACTCTGTCCCAATTGAAACCAATCATAGAAATGGTTTCGTCCAGATGGAGTAGAGATAAACATGGCTCTACCTTTTTTATCTGACAAAGCAGCACGAAGTACTCGTTCCCAAATCTCTGACTTGATAAAAGCGACCTCGTCCATTACCAAGTACGACAAAGACACACCACGCAAAGAGTCTTGGTTGTCGGCTCCTCGAATGAGGATTTTACGACCATTGACTAATGTTATCTCAAGATTGTTGATGTGTGCGGATTTGATGACAGGCTTTCCTAAGTCCATCAACAAGTCCCACATAATCGTCCGGGCTTGTCCTAGGGTTGGTGCCACATACATCACACTAGAACCTTCTGGACAATTCAAACCTTCAATTAACAGCGTTACTGCTGATAATCTACTCTTACCACAACGGCGACCAGCAGCGATTACTTTGAATCGGGTAGGGTCTTTAAATACTGTTTGTTGCCACTTCAGTAGTTTAAAATCAAGATTCATCGATGTCCTTAATGGTTACATCAGTAACATCGTTATCAATGACTTCTTCTGCTTCTATCGTTGTATTTGTTAGTCCGCTGATATTAATTGAAATCTGCGGTGTTCCTCCACCAGTCTTGCCCTCGAAACTAGACAGAGGCAACAATCGTTCTCCACAGAACTTTAGCATTGCTCCCTGTGCAGGGTGTCCATCTTGTAGGGCGGTGGTGATTATCTTCTCAATGACACTATCACCGTGTGTTGCCAACAGCCTTGCTTTAAACTCTGCTATTCGTGCTGCGTCGCCCGGCGGTCTCCCCACAATGCCGGGATTCTTTTTCTTGGCAATCGCCTTCTTAGAGGGACGACCACGAACAGGTTTACCATCGACAACTTCTCGTCTAACCAGCTTTGGTCGCTTCTTCTTTAAGACAGTGCCACCATCGTCTGAAGACTGTGCATCTTCGGTAGATAATTGTTTTTCAACTTCTAACATAAAGCCTTTTTATCCTTAAAGGGAAAGACAGAAATTTTTTAAGAAGCCCTATAGTTACTATAGTATGCTGTCGTTAGACTAAGCCTTTCGCTATCAGGAGGTTTCTTGGTAATTGTTTTTTACCAAGTGGTTTAGCGGTGGTTTAGCGTGCTATAATAATTCACTGCTTGCAGGGCTTACACGATTCTTTATAGTGTGTTGCTTGAACTTGTAAGGCGATTTTAGCATACTTTTACGATTTTGTCAAGTATTATTTTTACACTTCTTATAAAACAACAACATAGACGGTAGCATAGTCGTCTGCGACTGTGCAGATTCAGCGGGTCTGCCTAGACAATATAGGTCTCCGCTGGGGACAACAGCGACCTCCTACGGAGTGAGCATTTCCAACGACGCAGTAAAGTATTTACTGTGACTCTGTCCCTATTTTATTATTCTTTAGTAATCAATAACATACACCATTATTGACTATGTCCCTTTTTTATCAATTAACATAGTCTTATTTTACTTTTTTGTATGCTGTGGAGGCTCCGCCAACATTACACAACATAGACTACCCCTCCCCCTATGTTAGTTAGCACTTACTTACATCATTCTTGCACCAATATAGTGCTAGGTTAGTGAGTGCTTACTTACTTGTAACAATATCGATATATACGCATATACGAATATACGCATTGACGCATATCATAGGTAAAAACTATTGACCTGTGTTGTTGATAGAGCAAGTATATAGGGCTGAGTTGCACCTTTATAGTGCAACCTAGTGCAACCTAGTGCAACCTAGTGCAACCTAGACCAATAGGATTAGACTATCAATACTGTCAATCAATAGCAACAATCAATCAAAACTTAGGGTTTATCCTAGTATCTTTTTATAGCACTAAGCCGTTATACTGTATAGGCAGTATTGATAAACAGTATCTCAAAAGGAGAGTAACACATGAAAGCAAAATACCTAATTCAAACGATTACCAATAACGATAACATGGGCGTATTTGGTTGGTTTACTGTGAATGGTTCACAAACAAAGGCTAAAGGCTTAGAGATTCTACAAGACTATAAAGAGGGTTGGAAAGATAAACAGTTTAGGCTAATAAGTCTTAAAGATTTTCAAGAGAGTATCAGAAAAGCCAATAGAGAGGCATTTAATAATAGATAAGGGTTTGTCCCTATTGCATAGCGTTAGCGATAGGGATAGACTGTAAACACTTAAACACTTGAAAGGTTAATTATGAGAGAAACATTAATTTACGGCTTAGAAAAAGGTGAAACAAGGGATTACATGGAAACCTTATTGTCTACTAATTGCCAAACGCAAGAGCAAATCGATAAGGTTATCGCTGTCGCAAGTGAGCATGGATTTCATTCTTTCCGTATTGCGTATTACAATGGCGAAAAGCCAGATTTTACAAAAGTATTAAATATTTAGTAGTAAACTTAACAGGGCTTTATCTTAACTTTAGACAGGAGATTTACAAATGAGAAAGATTGAAATTCAAATGCTTAACGCTATCGAGTCCAAACGCAATTGGACAATGGATAACACGCTTGTCCATATCGAGAATGGTGGAGGGAATCCTTTTGGCTTGCGTGCTGAGATTTATTTGCATGGTAATCATATCGCTGATTATTGGTATGATTCTAAAGAGTTAGATGTTGATGTCAAAACCTTAGCACAATGGCAAACACCTACAACCAAATCACGCCTAAGGGCTTTGGGCGCTAATGTAGCTACACGCAAGGGTGTTACCTATCTAAACAATGTCGCAATCTAATAAGGGGTTTAATCATGGTTACAAGAGAGCAATTATTTAAAGACTATACGGACTGGGTAAACAATTACCTAACCATTGAAGTATTCGCCGAGCATAGAGGCTTAACCAAATCAGAGGCTAAAATGCTTATCGACCTAGCACAATCATGCTTTGAAAACAATCATCCGGAGGCTTAACTATGAAACAAACAATAAGTTTATCGCAATTTACGGACGCATTTATGGCTATTCGTCCGAACAATTTCACCTATGATGGATTAGTGCAACTATTTGATTATTTCGAGTCATATGAATCTGACAATGGTGAAGAAATCGAACTCGATGTTATTGCTATTTGTTGCGAATACGAAGAATTGACCATTGAAGAAATAATCCGTCAATATAATATCGATGCTGATGAAATTGAAGACGATGAAATTGAAGACCATGTTTTCAATTATCTAGCCGAAAATACTAGCGTTATCGGACGAACTGATAATACTATTGTCTTTCAATCATTCTAATGGGTTAATCATGCTTAAATCATTACTGCTTACAGGCGTATGCCTTTATACTTGTTTAACTGCTGTTTATGTTATTGTTTTCTACCTATGAAAGGGGTTTGATTATGAAAAAGGTATATATCGCTAATGGGTATAACTCATGGACTAATAAGGATATTATTAAGGCATTCACTAGCGAAAACGAAGCGAAGAAGTTTATTGAGGGTTTAACTAATCCGCATATTAATATTATCGGATATAAATCCACCATTGAATTAGTAAACCATTTATTGAAAGGGTAATCATGAGTAGAAACACACTAGCGCTAGTTCAGGAAGTCTATTTTGATTTATGCGACTTGTTAGACAATAACGAGTTAAGCGCATCAATAGAGGGTTTATTTGAGTTCGATGATATGCGGGAGTTCATAACAGAACAACGGCGCAAACTAGCGCTAATTGAGAGGGATTTAGACTTTAATGATGATTGCCCGAAGTTTGAACCCGCTAAAGAGGAGATATAGTTATGTCTAACAATATAGAGAACTTATCCGATAACGAACTAAACGAGATTAAAGCCTATGTTAAGGGAATAATCGAGGGCATAAAAGATACTCACAAACCAGAAAAGATAGATTTTATCTTAGAGGACTATTGGACTGCATGGGATAACACTATTGACATTAATATATGGTTAGATGAATCAGACCCTAAACGATATTTAACTACACTCTATCGAATCCATGAATCAGGCTATACAGACATGGAAACATTTCAGCGCTTAGACTATATGAAAGGGTAATAATGGATAAATTAGAGCAAGCCTATACTATTGACCTATTGGCAAGGCTTACAGAATCAATAGAAACCTATTTAGATGATGATAGATGGGACGGCATTGAGGTAATGCATTCAGAGATTAAAGAGGCTAACAAACTGATAAAGAAGTATTATAAACGATTGAGAAAGGAGTCGATAGTATGACCAGAAGCGAAATGCAGTATGAAATATGGAAAGACCTAGGTTATCTTGAGGGTAAAACTGACCCGCAATACCAGAAACACCTTTGGCGCTTATCCGATACAGAATTATTTAATTTATGGATTAATATTCACAATGCTAGAGAGGCTTATAAACAATGAAAACACTATATTGGTGGGCTTGTTTTTACCTAATTTTAGCCTATGTTATGTATCATCTTACAGGAGTGATGTTATGTTATGCTTGGGAATACCTCTAAAACCTCTTAAATGAGGCTATACGGGGTTTTCTTAGTGTTGGTGATGTGTTGGTATTACTTAATCAATTTTAATTGAATGGAGAGGCTTTTATGAAATATAACAATGATAGGTATTATGAACCCGAAGATGATGATTTTAACGAAGAGGCTTATCTTGAGGCGCTAGAGTCTGCCTTATCGTCTGGTGGTGTTTACTATTGGGCTGAAGAATCGAATTGGTATGAGGCTTTAGGTCAATTAGAGATTGAAGAAGATTATGAACCTAACACGGCGCCACAAGATGTTATTGACAAGGTCAAAGCATATTGGAAAGAGATAGCCGAAGAATTCACAGAAGGAGATTTTTAACATGAGATGCCAATGTTGCAATGCGTCATTAACTGACTTTGAGGCTACCATAAAGCATGGCATCACTAGGCAATATGTGGAACTATGCTCAGATTGTCTTAAAACGATTGAGGCTTATATCCCGATACAAGTTAGGCAAGACCTAATGAATGAAGCAGACACGGCTATGACTGAATCGTTGATTGATGATAACGGGTATATTGATGGTGGTTTAGATGCTGAGGACCCAGATGATTATTGGATTGATTGGGACAATCGATAATGCACTCGCTTGCGGGTAATATAGGTATCGTTATAGTTAATATAGTCTATGTCATAACTGTGAATATAGATTACTATCAATTAACATAAAGAACCAATCAACGATAGTCTATGTTGTAAAAGCATTATACTCAATTTTTTAAATGTTGTCAAGTAGTTTATTTTGTCTTATGTATTGACTTTTAGGTGGTTTTGTCTTTTAATTGGCATTGTCTTTTAACTAACGGGGGTTTTATGCACCACAATGAAGAAGCAAGATACCATTTCATAATGATGGATATGGTTGATTTAATTGGGGATTATGGCTATGATAAGGTCATGGACGATTTATCAACAGCGATTGCTGATAAGGTTAATCGATTAGTTGGTAGAGCAGTAGCGGAGGAGATTGATGAATGAACAATGAACCAGTAGCGTGGATGAGCCAAGGTGGAGATGTATCAAGAAGTGCAGATTACTTTGTAGAAATGGGTTTTACAGACTTGATTCCACTCTATACCCATCCAGTAAAAGATAAGCCACATCCTAAATGCGATGAAGCGTGTATGTATTTATGTCAGATGCGTGAACTAACGGATGAGGAAATAATTGCAGTAGGTAATGCAGTTGTAAACCATATTGATTCTAATGAAGGCTGGATTGAATTTGCTAGAGCAATACTAAGAAAGGCACAAGAGAAATGAAAGAGATTATTTTTGTGGGAGTGTTTGCGCTCGGTGTTGTGTGTGGCTGGGTTGCTAATCAGGTTGATTTTGACCACGCTGGTTGTGATGATTACTCCGGCAAACATCAACGCTATGAGGCTTGGTTAAGCGTTAAAGATGGGATTTACCGGTGTTTTTGGATTGAAAAGGATTACCCGCATCGTGTTCGGGTGCAGGGTGTGATTGATGTTAAATGAACACGGCTATTGTCCAAACTGTAATGCTGATTTAGATGGTGGTTCTATCTGGCAATACTTTTTTGAGAAAACAGGCTCAGAAACAGAAGCAGATAAGAGCGCTGAGGCTTATGGCGCCAATAGAACACGAGGACAATGGGGTAGAACTATTGGAATTTATGATATGGAGTTAGACAGAACTGTGGCATGGAAGTGTCCGGATTGCGGTCATCAATGGGGTCGTAAATGAATATTCCTGATAGATGGGTTGTTGTTGAGGTTGTGAGCGATAAGACCAAGCTACATCGAGTCTTTGCGTGTTGGTATGGCGGATGGGCTGGTTCTGACTCATGGCAAATCAATAGCGGTATCGTAGGCGTTGATGACCAATCTAAATACTTTGATTTTGAGGGACACTCTGGTTCAATCTATCGGTGCAACAAGAACAGTTATGGCTTACATCTGTATGGCAGCTCAGTATTGAATAATTTAATTGAGAAATCTAAAGAAAAAGATATTATAATAACCGTATTACCTGAAGACACTAATTGGAAGGAGTTAATCGATGGCACGAATGTTGCTGGCAGAGATAACAAAACTGAAGAAAGAGAATGATGAACTGCGTAGAGGAATCATACCTGATGGTTATGTTTTTCTTTGCATTCATTGTGCAAAAGAGTTAAAATTATTTGAAGGAACTGAAGATGGTATGGAAGTGTCCGCCACTAAACCTAGTGAATTGGAACAATCTATGGAAATGGAGAGAAAAGATGACAACTTGGACAAGCGAGGATAGAGAATTATGCGAACAAGATTTGATGAAGCAAATCAAAGCATTACAGGACGAACTAATCAAAACACAAACCGAATTGGTTATGGCGTTGGCAGAGGTTCAGGCACTACGCTGTCAACTCATTACGGAGGAGGGTTCAAGACATTGAAAGAGAGTAAATTTTTGTATCACATGGCTTGCGACGAGTGCGGTTCAAGCGATGGTAATGCGATGCACAGCGATGGACACACTTACTGTCATGTATGCCACACATACAAGGCTAGGAATGGTGAAATTACGAAAGACTATAAAAAACCAATGAATAAGGAACTAAACTTTTATGACTCTGCTACTTCTCTTAGTATCGTTGACCGTGGTATTACTTCGGCTACTTGCATAGCATTTGGTGTTAAGCAAGATAATGGCAAACACTACTATCCTTACTATGATGCCGATAGCAAGATGGTCGCTATCAAAACTAGGATTGTGGAAAACAAATCCTTTAGTGTTGCTGGTGACTTCAAAGATGCCACACTATTTGGACAGCATTTATTCCCAAAATCTGGTCGCTATCTGACTATCTGTGAGGGTGAATTAGACGCTCTAGCTGCTTATCAGATGCAAGGTAGCAAGTACCCTTGCGTGAGTATCCGTAGTGGCGCTAGTGGCGCTCTAAAGGACTGCAAAGCACAATATGAATGGATTGATTCGTTTGAGAACATTGTCTTAGCGTTTGATGCCGATGAACCCGGACAGAAAGCAGCACAGGCAGTCGCTGAGTTGTTCGGCGGCAAAGTTAAAATAATGAAGCACAAGACAGGATACAAAGATGCGTGTGATTATCTTGAGAATAACGCTAGTAAAGAATTTGTTGATACTTGGTGGGGTGCTGAGTCTTATATCCCTGATGGAATTGTGCAAGGCAACAGTCTCTGGGACATGGTATCAGCGCCTATTGAAAAGGCTGATTGTGACTATCCGTACGAGGCACTTAATAAGCTCACATACGGCATCCGCAAGGGTGAACTCGTTATGGTCACAGCAGGAAGTGGACTTGGCAAATCACAATTTCTTAGAGAGATTGTATGGCACATACTTAACAAGACAACCGACAACATTGGACTTATGTTTCTTGAAGAGGGAGTCCGCAAGACTGCTAGGTCGCTTATGTCTTTGGCGGTAAATAAACCAATTCATTTACCTGATGTTGAAGTTACTTCTGAGGAGTTAAAAGATGCATTTGATAGAACTTTGGGAACTGACCGCTTGTATTTGTTTGACCATTTTGGTAGCACTTCTTTGGAAAACATTGTCAACAGAGTGCGCTACATGGCTAAGGGTCTTGGCTGTGGTTATGTCTTTCTTGACCATATTAGTATTATTGTCAGTGGCGGTGATGTTGGTGATGAACGCAAAGCTCTAGACGCTATTATGACTAAGCTACGCATGATTGTGCAAGAGACTGGTATCAGTTTGATTTGTGTCTCACACCTAAAGCGTAACGAAGGTCGTGGACACGAAGAAGGCGCAGTGACATCTTTGGCACAGTTGCGTGGCTCAGGTGCTATTGCACAGTTATCGGACATTGTGATAGGATTAGAGCGTAATGGACAGGCAGAAGACCCGATTGAGCGTAATACCACATCGGTACGAGTGTTAAAGAATCGATTTAGTGGTTACACTGGTAATTGTGGTGCTTTGCTGTATAATGGACAAACCGGACGAATGTTAGAAATTAAGGACACACTATGAAAGACGATTTAATTGACAAAGCAAAGCGCTATGCACAAACCGATGAGTATCATGTCACTCGTAAAATCATCACTGATTTATGCACCGAGATTGAAAGACTTAAAGAACTCAATCGTAATGTGTTTAGTAAGATTCAGGACAATCAGGAAGTGTATAAGAACGCTGAACGCTATCTCTGGCTACGCAGTGCGTCATGGGATGTTGACCCTGAGATTGCGGCACCATCTGTGATTCTGTGCAACGGCGACATGACTAAATGGCAGTGGATGTTAGGTCAAGAGATTGATGATGCAATTGATTCGTATTTAAAAAAGGAGCAAGGATGACTACAAAAACAGTTAAGATAGACAGTTTTATCTGGGTTGCTGAGAATGGCAGTATGGAGTATGGATTCTACATTGGTGATGGCGATGACCCTGTTACATTTAAAAGCACATTAAAAGAAGTTGTGCGTCAAACTTTAGAAATGTATTTCGTTGGCGGTGCTATCCATCATGACCACCGTGACGATGTAAAACAATTAATTAAGAGTTTAAAAGCAGCTACAGCACTAGCTGAACACGAACTAGAGAGAATGGGCGATGAGTAAACTACTAAGAATTGGCAACAGGCTTATCAATCCTGAGAATGTTACTTACATCATTGACAGAGAGATTCACTTTAATGACGGCAGTCGTTGGGTGGCAACAGAACCAGAGATTCAAGAACTATTAGCAATAATGTTTGAGACACCTAGACCAGTTGAAGAAGAACCGATTGTTGTTAAGAAGAAAGTAGTTAAAAAGAAATGACTCTTGAACACTACATTGTCGGAGCTACTGGCATTGGCTATTTAGTTGTTGGTGTCTTGCAATTAAGTAAAGGCAGTATGTCTAACGCATTGATTTGGATAGGTTATGCTGCAGCGCAAATAGGACTCTGGATTAATCTTAAATGAAACTGAACAACGATAATCGCTTCGATATTGATTTGGAATATGGACAAATCTTTGAACAAAAGATTGCTGATATATTTCAGAACAGTAAGATTGAAGTTAAGACTGAGCGAGATAAGTGGAATTCAACGGGTAATATTGTAATTGAATTTGAGAGTCGTGGACATCCTAGTGGCATTGCTGTAACACAATCAGACTTCTGGTTTCATAATCTAGCATTAAAGGGTGAACTAATAATGACACTCGTGTTTCCTGTGGCGGTGCTAAAGCGCTATATTAAAAAACACAAGCCGAGAGTAGTGCGTGGTGGCGATGATAATACTTCTAAACTATACTTGATTAATCTTGCAGATTTGGTTACAATAATCGAATGAGAATCGTTCTTGATATTGAAACCAATTTATTTCCCGACAAGATTTGGTGTGTCGTTGCTCGTGACATTGATACAAACCAAGTGCATATTTGGCAGAACTTTGTTGGGCTGCAGAATTTCTTAGACAGAGCAGAGCAGATTATTGCTCACAATGGAATTTTCTTTGATGTGCCTGTTCTAAAGAACTTATGGAAAATAACGATTGCGGAAGAAAAGATTGTTGACACCTTAGTGATGTCTCGCCTATATAATCCGCAATTAGACGGCGGTCACAGTCTGTCTGAATGGGGTAAGCGTATAGGATTCTTTAAGAGTAGTTTTGAATCTTTTAATGGCGGTCTTACCCAAGAGATGCTTGACTATTGCATTCAAGATACATTAGTAACACAGAAGTTGTATGAACATTTAACCAAGGAGATGTCAAATGATTATTCAAAAGAAAGTATCAAACTCGAACACGAAGTTGCGTTCATCATCGCAGAGCAAGAGCGAAGTGGATTCAGATTCGATGAAGCTAAAGCTCTACAATTACTATCTGTTCTTAAAACTAAGTTGGACGCTATTTGCGTTGAAATGCAGAGCATCTTTCCTGCCAAAGTCACATCTGGTCGCACCCACAAAACAACAGGTAGACCCCTTCCCGACATCGTGGAAGACTTCAATCCCGGAAGTCGCCAGCAAATCGCAGAAAGGCTCATTGAAAAAGGCTGGAAGCCGAAAAAGCGTACCCCGAAAGGTAACATCATCGTCGACGAAACCACGCTCGAAGGCATCGACATCCCAGAAGCGAAAGCCATCGCTGAGTACTTGATGTTACAAAAGCGGATAGCACAGGTTGAAAGTTGGATTGATGCTATTCAAACTGATGGTCGTGTGCATGGACAGGTCATTACTAACGGCGCAGTCACAGGTCGCATGACACACCACAGCCCTAACATGGCGCAGGTTCCCAATAGTGGTAGTCCCTATGGTCCTGATTGCAGAGAACTTTGGACAGTTAAGAAAGGATATAAATTAGTTGGCATTGATGCAAGCGGTTTAGAATTGCGGATGTTGGCTCATTATATGAAAGACGATGCGTATACTACTGAAGTTGTATCAGGCGACATTCACACAGCAAACCAGAAAGCAGCAGGGCTTGAGACAAGGAACCAAGCTAAGACTTTTATCTATGCATTCCTCTATGGTGCGGGAAGTGCCAAGATTGGGTCAATTGTTGGAGGTTCATCGAAAGAAGGACAAGCACTCATTACTAGTTTTCTACGCAACACGCCGAGGCTTAAACAATTGCGGGAAAAGGTTTCTCGTATCTATGCTCAGAAAGCGTGGCTACCGGGTCTTGACGGACGCAAGTTACTCGTTCGCTCGGAGCATTCAGCGCTCAACACGCTATTGCAAGGCGCAGGTGCGATAGCAATGAAGCAGGCACTGGTGATATTCAATAAGCGTTTGCGCCAGTCACAGATTGATTATAAGTTCGTAGCCAATGTTCATGATGAATGGCAGGTTGAAGTAGAAGAGAAGCGTGCAGACGAAGTCGGCAAACTAGGCGTACAGTCGATTGCCGATGCTGGTGTGATATTAAATATGCGCTGTCCATTAAGTGGCGAATATCGTGTAGGTAATAACTGGAAAGAGACCCATTAATGGATAAAAATAAAGAAGATATATTAGGAATGACTGTTGTTACTGCTTATAAGAATGGTACTTACAGTTTAGAATCCTCTTTTGACCTTGAAGAGACCTACGAATTATTAAAGGATGCGTTACTTGATATTGAAGACGGCACACTAGAAGCCAGTATTGATTACAGCACTCAAACACTGCAGTAACTATTTCATATAGTGGAATCATTTAGTTGTAAGTTGTTGTATAATAACCAAGCAGTATTTCTAAACCGTAGTAGATAAGGAGAGTAATATGGAAATGAAACCAGTAAAAATTCAAGCAGAAGTTCAATGGGCTTTCTTTGACCGTGTTAACGAAATGAGTGGTAAGTTCCAATGCGACTTAGCCAATCTATCAGACAACGCTGTTAAGGCGCTAGAGGCTATCGGTCTTGCACCACGCAAGCGTGAGGACAAACCTGAGAAGGGCTGGTTCTTGACTGTGAAGTCAAACTATGCTATTCAGCCGTACGATAAGTCTGGTAATGAAATAAAAGATACTGTTGGCAATGGTTCTAAAGCAATTGCACTTATCAAGCCTTACGAGTGGAAGTGGAAGAACAAGAATGGTGTCTCGGCTTCATTAGCAAAGATTGTTATTACTGATTTAGTCAAGTACAGCGCCGATGGTGTTGATGCTGACGAAAACATGGATGATGACATCCTGTGATAACAGCGCTGATTGACGCTGATTCGTTAATCTACGCAGTAGGCTTCTCTAGCAATGATGTAGAGGAGCCTATTGCGGTTTCACGGCTTGAGCAGACAATGGTTGAGTTGTGTATGGATTTAGATTGTGAAGACTATAAAGGATTCCTGACCGGTAAAGGTAACTTTCGAGATGACTTAGCTGTTACTGCGCCCTATAAAGGACAACGCACTTCTGAGAAACCTGTGCATTTTCAAGCACTTAGGTGTCATTTAGTAACATCGTGGGGCTTTACAGTCGTCAAAGGAATCGAAGCGGATGATGCTGTTGGCATTGCTGCTTATGCAGTGCCTGAAGACGAAACCATCATGGTTCATATTGATAAGGATTTAAACCAGTTTAGAGGCTGGCATTACAACTATCGTAAAAAAGAAAAGTATTATGTCTCAGAGTTTGAAGGCTTAGTGTCTTTTTATACACAGATATTAACTGGCGACAGGATTGATAATATCGTTGGATTAAAAGGCATTGGACCAGTTAAAGCAAAGAAGCTACTAGCGGACTGTACCAATGAAACAGAACTGTTTAAAGCCGTTTTAGAAGCGTATGACGGCGATGAAAAGCGTGTCTTAGAAAATGGACAATTATTGTGGTTACAACGAAAGGAAAATGAACTGTGGCAGTTACCCCAGATATAATTCAAATCTCATGGATTGATGCTGTTGCTGACTCCGGATGGGAAGAGAAAGTTAAAGCAGAGATTCACCAGTGCATTACTGTTGGGTTTCTAGTCCATGAAACCGATGAAGCAATCTGCATTGCGTCTACATGGTCGGACACCGAAACCAACGCTAGGATGCACATTCCCAAAGCATGGATTAAAGATAGAAAGGTATTAAATGAAGCCACAGTCAGCGAAAGCAAAGGGACGAAACCTACAAAAGTGGGTAGTAAAAGAGTTACTAAAAAGGTATCCGCAACTAAGCGAACTAGATTTACGCAGTTGTCCGATGGGGAGTCACGGTGAAGACATTGTGATGTCTCAGTTTGCTAAAGATGAAATTCCAGCATCAATTGAATGTAAGTCGTTAGCAAAGGTGGCAGTGTATAAGTATTACGAACAAGCAAAATCACACGGTGATTATGAGCCGATTGTGATTGTTAAGCAGAATGGCAGTAAACCTTTAGCAGTAATCGATGCAGAAGTATTATTTAACATGATGGCAAGATAGAAAGGAAACACAATGAAAGATTTAACCAATACTTATCGTTTTAGCTATGAGTCTGAGTATGATGATGACGGCGCCCAATACGGTTATCCAAAAGAGAAATCAGTTGAAATGACAGTATCGCATTCGTCAGACACAGAATGGACTGCAGTGATGCTTGACTTTGCAGACTTCCTAAGTGGTATTTATGGCTATGATGTAAAAGAGAAATTGCGATTTGTTAATAATCATGGATACTTTTCAACACGAGCAGCAGATTATAGTATTGAAATTCCTGATGCTCAACAGGAACTAGACCTTGAGAAGTATGATGAAGACAAGGAATGGTCTTGAAAATACTACTACTAGATATTGAGTCAAGTCCTAACACAGCTCATGTGTGGGGTCTTTGGCAACAGAATGTCAGTATCAATCAGTTGATGGAGTCTTCTTATGTCCTGTGCTACGCAGCTAAGTGGCTAGGACAGAAAGATGTACTGTTTGATTCTGTACATCAATCAAGACCAAAGACAATGCTGAAAGGAATTCATGCCCTTCTTAACGATGCAGATGCTGTGGTTCATTATAATGGTACTAAGTTTGATATTCCTACACTTAACAAGGAATTCTTATTACATAGTTTTAATCCACCATCGCCTTATAAACAAATTGACCTACTGCGTGTTGTTCGTAGCAATTTTAGGTTTCCTAGTAACAAGCTGGACTATGTAGCACAACGCTTAGGATTAGGAAAGAAACACGAACACGAAGGACACGAGTTGTGGGTCAAGTGCATGAACGGAGATAAAGATGCTTGGAAGCGTATGGAAAAGTATAATATACAAGATGTCGTTTTACTTGAGTCGTTGTACGGCACTCTTCTTCCTTGGATTAAGTCTCATCCTAATCACAATCTCTTCTTGGATGGACACCATTGCCCGAATTGTGCTTCGACGAATCTGCAAAAAAGAGGCAGTGCTATATCTACTACAGGAGCGTATCAACGCTATCAGTGTCGAGATTGCGGAACTTGGTCGCAAGGAACAAAGTCTATTAAAAAATCAGCGGAGGTGAAATATTATGCCTGATAGTCCAATTGCAATGCCAGCACACTATGGTTACGAAGTGTTGACATCCTATGAAGCAGGTATGGAAGACCCCGGCGATGTTCTTGCTAGGCAGGTTGGCGGTAGCCACTACAAGAAAGCTCACCAGCCTTGGGAAATCATTGAAGAATGGGGTCTTGACTACTGGGCTGGAAATGTGGTAAAATACATCCTTCGCTATAAATTTAAGAATGGAGTTGAAGACCTAGAGAAAGCCAAACACTACTTAGAGTACCTTATTCAGAAAGAGAAAGATGCCATTACTGCTTCACGAAATTAAAGAGCGTCTTAAAGAATTGGACGAAATCACATTGCTAGAATTGCTGGATATTAGCAGTGAAGAAATCGTCCAAATGTTTTCTGATAAGATTGAAGAATATGCCGATAAACTAGAACAGGAAGTTAAATAAGAATGACACAATACACAATGAGTCCCTACAATACCTTCATCGCTAAATCACGATACAGCCGCTATCTTGACGATAAAGGTCGCAGAGAACACTGGAGTGAAACAGTAGCAAGATACTTTGATTTTATGACAGAGCATCTCAAAACTAAACAAAACTACACATTACCACCTGAGTTAAGAAAAGAATTAGAAACTGCTGTTGTTAATCTGGAAGTGGTTCCATCGATGAGAGCCGTGATGACAGCAGGACCAGCACTGGAGCGTCAGAATGTTGCCGCTTTTAACTGTTCATATTTACCAATTGATGACCCCAAAGCCTTTGACGAAGCGATGTACATTCTTCTCTGTGGCACTGGTGTCGGTTTCTCTGTGGAGCAACAATATGTTTCTAAACTACCTGAAGTCCCTGAGCAGTTGTTTGCTAGTCAAACTACTATTGTGGTGTCGGATTCTAAAGAAGGATGGGCTAAATCACTTAGACAGCTCATTGCTTTATTATATTCTGGTGAAGTTCCAAGGTATGACTTATCCAAAGTTAGACCTGCCGGAGCTAGACTCAAAGTATTCGGAGGTCGTGCTTCTGGACCCGGACCTTTGGAAGAACTTTTTAAGTTCACTATTGCCAAGTTTAGAGGGGCGGTTGGTCGTCGTTTGTCGTCCATTGAGTGTCACGATATTCTGTGCAAAATCGGGGAAGTTGTTGTTGTGGGTGGAGTCAGACGCAGTGCAATGATTTCCTTGTCTGATTTGTCCGACGACAAGATGGCACACGCTAAAGCAGGTAACTGGTGGGATGGTCAAGGACAACGAGCCTTAGCCAATAACTCTGCCACCTATGCCGAAACACCTAGTATCGGTCAGTTTATGCGTGAATGGACAAGTATTTATGAATCACACTCTGGTGAGCGAGGAATATTCAATCGTGAAGCATCTCAGAAACAGGCAGCAAAAAATGGTCGCAGAGACGAAACCTATGCTTTTGGTACTAATCCCTGTAGCGAAATTATTCTTCGTCCTTATCAGTTTTGTAATCTTTCCAGTTGTATTGTTCGTAGCTACGATACTGTATCTACCTTGGAGAATAAGATTCGCTTGGCAACGATTCTTGGCACATTCCAAGCATCGCTAACAGAGTTTCCTTATCTGCGTAAGATTTGGGAAAAGAACACCAAGGAAGAGGCGCTATTGGGTGTCTCCATGACTGGTATCTGTGACAATAAATTACTGAACAATCCTGATGATGAGGACTTACCTGCACGATTGGAGAAACTAAGAGATGTGGCTATTACTACTAATATTGAATTTGCTGCAGCTATTGGTATTAATCAGTCTGTGGCGGTTACTGCTATCAAACCAGAAGGAACCGTTTCTCAGCTTTGCAGTACTGCTTCTGGGATTCATCCTCAGCATAGCAAGTATTACATACGGCGTGTTCGGGCTGATAACAAAGACCCATTAACACAGTTTATGCTCTCCTCTGGCTTTGTCGGTGAGCCTTGCTATTTGAAACCAGACTCTACTACTGTCTTTAGCTTTCCAGTTAAGGTAGACGAGGGTGGTCTGTTGCGTGAGGATTTAACAGCGATTCAGCACTTACGCCTGTGGCTACTGTTCCAGCGACACTACTGTGAGCATAAGCCATCTGTTACCATTTCAGTGCGTGAAGACGAATGGATGGATGTCGGTGCGTGGGTGTTCAAGCACTTCGATGAAGTGACTGGAGTGTCTTTCCTACCGATGGATGGTGGCACTTACAAACAAGCACCTTATGAAGAGTGTGATGAAGAGACTTACAACAAGTTAAAAGCCTTAGTTCCCAATGCCGTAGACTGGGAGAACTTTAAAGAGTATGACGATAATGTTGAAGGCGCTCAGACTTTGAGCTGTACTGCAGGAGGCTGTGAGATTTAACCCCTAAGTGTGTCTTTATAGCCCCGCTTCGGCGGGGTTCTTTTTTGTTACAAAGTGTCAATAAATGTTAACAACTAACGACATTGTGTTACACAAAATTCCTAGTGCCAGCCTTATCAATAATCAAGGCTTGTCTACGAGGCTTGTCAGAAGTAGCGTTAGGAACGCTTATATGCGTCCAAGAGCCGAATTCTTCGATGATTTGGTCAAAGGGTATATCCGAAGCTAAACACGCCTCTACGACCTGTTTAGGGGTCATTCCGGGGACTCTTATATCAGCAGCACAACCTAGCCTATGCTGGCTAGTGTCCTTGCTACCGACAGAGTCATTGACTGGTTTAGACCTAAAGCCAGAATTAATCATTATTGGCTTGTTTAGGAGGGTTCTAACTTGCTCTAGCAAGGCTGCTAAACGAGTTAGATTAGCAACCTCACTGGCGTTAGGGGTATTATCTAGGTTTTTACGCTCTGCTACTTCAGAGTGGGTTAATTCTTCTAGGGTAAAGTTATTGCTTAGGTTCATCTTTACCTTTCTTCATATCCATTATCTTCTCAAGCGTGCGTCCGCCAAAATAGAAGGACATAATCAGCATTCCCCATTGACCTAGTAGTTCAACATAGTTGTTGTTGACTTCAATGTCCCATGCGGACATCGTAGCAAAGGTAGAATAGACAAGAAGAATAAAGACTAGCGTCATAGGTCGTATGTTCTTCGACAACCAGCTATCACTAGCCATGTCTGCTTCTTGACGCTTTGTGAGTTCTTGAGCCTCGATATTGTCAGCGTTTAACTCAGCTAACTTACCTTCTTGTTGCATCTGTAGCAACTCTTTCTGAGCCTTAGCCTTAGCTTCAGGGTCAGGAATGAATTTATCTAGGACTTTCATCCCAACATCGAATAGTGCCATTAATGGTAACATTATTGTTTATACCCCCAAGTTAGATACCAAGCAATGACCGCAGCCACTGCATAGCACATGAACATTGCTCTACGAACCTTTGCCAAATCGTGTTTAAACTCTCTCGTAAGTTCATTATCTTGTTTCTCTATCTTTTGTTTAATGGATTCGATTTCACTCCAGCGTTTAGCTCCATGCTTCTTAATGAAATCAGCTTTGACTTTAGCTTCTTCGATACGGATGGTTTCTTGGCGTTGCCATTCCATCATTGCTCTCTTGAAGTACTGCTCTTTAAAGACCTGAGATTCTCGTATTTGTCTCTTACGCTCTAGGTCCTTTTGCTGTGCTACTGCTGCAGCGTCCTTCTGTACATCGACAATACTCTTAGTAATGGACTTACTAGCCTCACGGCTGGCATCCATGCTACTGGTTACAGACTTTGCTCCTTCGATAAACCCAAATTGGTCGGACATGGAATCATATTCTTAATTATTGTGTAAACAGCCGTGGTGCTGTTGGTATGTTAAGTAGTCCTTGGGAGATTGGTGTTGTTCTCACCGCTTCTTGTCCTAAGAATCTCTGAATCACTTTGGATTGTGACAAATATTCATACGCTTTAGTTTGTCCTACTTTCTGTGCAAGTTCTTCAGCACGCAAAAGAGTATTGGTAACGGCTTTATTAGTTAAAATGGACGCACCGCCAGCTTGAGCAGCGGCAATCTGAGCAATAATATCAACAGGTGTACCCAGTGCAGCAGCTCCAGCACCAGTTACAATAGCCCCCTGAGCGCCAGTACCGAAGATACCACTTAATATTGTGGGCTTATTCTCCCGTTCAGCAATTTTAGCGGCACTAATAAGGTTCTTAATATTTTCCTTCACAACTGGCTTATCTGCCAATACAGTGTAGAATGTACGGTTAAAGCGTGGGTCAGACGCTAACTTATCACCTAATCGTGCAAATGAGCCAATTTCATCTCCAGTTGATTTAAATGTTGACTGCAGATAACCAGACAAGAAATTATCAAATATTTCATCCGTTCCTTTAATTCCTTGTTCTTTTGCAAATCTTAATGCTTTCTTTACTTTCAATGCTTCGGTCATATTTCCCGATTGACCAATAGCATCGCCAATCTTTTCTGGATTCTTTTGCAATAGTTTAACTAAAGTTTCATCATATAGAGTACCCATTGCTCGTTTATATTCAGCCGACACAGCACGATATTCTTTCTGCAGTTGTGGGTTCATTTCCAATGCTGCTGAATCCATTTGTTTATTAATAGTATCTACTGCGTCGTTGATTGTTTTAGCTAAAGGAGTACCTTGTCCATACTTGGTTTCCAAAATACGAGCTTGTCGTAATAAGCCTGAACGGAAATCATGAGCCTGTTTAAAAGTCATGGTTGCGGCTGTGTCTGTAAACCGATTTAATTGTGCTAAATCTTCAGGGTCTAATGCCATCGCTGTTTTACCTGATTCGCTCAATGCTTTTGCTTCGGTTACAACTTTGTTTGCAGCTGTAGCAACTGGAGCAGTATCGACCATTACCGACTTACCTTTTTTATCTAATACTCTTTCATAAAAAGGTGAAATCTTATTAGAAAAGACAGTACCTGCTTCATCTAAAGTTGTTGTTAGTAACTTCCCAGCTTCGACAGCATCTAAGTTAGCATCTCCAATACTGTTTACAATAGCATTCTTTTCATTCTGTAATGCAGTTCCGATTGCTTTTTGGTTAGCAGCAAAAGCTCCTTCACCTAAACCCGCACGAGTCATTCCTTCAAATAATTGAGAAGCAGGACCGCCTACTTGTCCAGCAGATAAAGTAGCACCTTGCTGTTGTAACAACTGTTGAGCAGCTTGGCGTTCTTCCAATGTCGCTAACTGTCTTGCAGTCTGTTGAGGTAGTCCTAATACTCCTTTTGTTAATCCTACAGCACCTCGGATAGCAGGAACTAATGCTTGTCCAAAGCCTTCGCCGGCAACTGCTAAAGCAGCTTCTTGACCAATACGAGGAATATTAGGCTGTTCTTGTCCCTGAATCATTTGTTTTAAAGTTTCACCAGCAGCAGCACCAGCACCTGCAGTTCCTAATGCGACTGGTAATCCAATACCGCCTGTTGCCAGTGTTGCTGCCACCGGAGCCACTACTGCACCAATAGCTGGTAATTGTTCAACAAAAGCAGAACCTAATTGTTGCATTGTTGATGGAGGAGCAGCAGGAGGAGTTATACCTGCCGATGTTGCTAGTTCTTCTAAATCTAAATCAGATAAAGGTTCTTGACTTGTAAATTTACGACCATTAATGGTGTATGTTGGCATATTATTCCTCTGTTACAACAAGACCAGATTTCAAAGTACGGGTTTTTGGCTTAGAAACAGTCTGTGACTCAGTCCATTGCCTTTCAAATCCAGCAAGATTTCCTTTTTGCAATAAGTATTGTTCAGCAGCATCTGCTTTGTTAATACTTCCTTTAGCTCTTTTCTCTAAATAATTTAAAGTAGCGCTAATTGCCTGAATCGGGTCTTTAATATCGGCAGCGGCAGACACGGCAAATTGCAAGTCAACTGTAGACGGGTTAGCACCGTACTGTTTAATACCTTGTGCAATAATACTCTTGAGGGCTTGTTCTAAGTTACGAGTATTAGCAACCTGTTCCGTATTGATACCTAAAGGAGCTAACTGAGTATTTAAACCACGAATAATTGTAGGTAATCCTTGACCAACAACGGCAGTCGGTAAGTTTTCACGAGCTTGGGTAATTAAACTCAATTGACCAGAGGCTGCTCTTGCTTCTTTGCGAACTTCTTTTAACGCCTCTGGGTCAGCAGCTTCAAATGCTTTACCACGAGTGTCTGGCATAGTAATTGTTGTTTGCCCTGCTTTAGACTTGCCTTCAATAATCTTATTAAGTTCAACTACTCGACGGTCTGTAGGACCAAATTGTTGTTCTAAAGCATCTCGTGTGTTTTGTAGCCTAATAATCTCAGGGTCTTTTTCACGCAAAGCACGAATTGTTTCTGCACCTGTTTTAGTAAGTGACGCCATGCGTTGTTGTTGACCTTGTGCCACCATAATAGCCTGTCTTGCGCCAGCGGCATCGCCTTGCTGATTTAAGAACTGAGCCATCTGTACTAATCCTTCAGGAGTGCTAGTATCAAACTGTTTAGCAGCTTGGTCACGCAAAGACACTAACTGCATTGTTGGGCTTTGTGCGCCAGCTAAACCACGCAACTCCTGCCCTGCAGCAGTGCCAAACATTCCTGATAGACCAGCAAGACCACCAAAAGGATTCTGTGTGCCAGCAGCACCGCTAAACCGCTTATAAGCAGCTTCTTGCTGTCCTAGCTTTTCTGCTTCAGCAATAGCTAAGGTATTAGGAAACAAACCACCAACAATACTTAACTCTTCTTTATCGAACATATCTGCCATGATTATTCCTTATGCTAACCAATTATTAAGTACATAGTTACCAGCTTGCTGTAAATAAGGACTTACACCAGTAAGCAGTCCTTGAGCTTGTCCTAGTTGACCTGACGCACCAGCAACATTACCATATAGTTGAGTCTGAGCAGCTCCTTGTCCGCCTGTTAATCCATATAGTCCTGCTCTTGACCCTGCTGTAGCAGCTTGAGCGCCTAGACCAGCTCCAAGTGTTAATGGCTGTTGTGCCATCGTCTCTAATGCACCAGCTTGAGTAAACAGATTAGTTCCACTAGCAATTCTCTTATTTAACAAGTCTTGAGCATAAGTAGGAGCGTTAGCTGCTAAAGTAGCGTCTTCTCTTGCAAGTGCATTGTAATAAGCAGCCATCTCAGGATTTGTAGCCATTAAACCAGCAGCATTGGGAGCGTATCCAGCTACAGTTCCACCAGTAGCTAAACCAGTGGTTCCACGCTGATATTGACGATTACGCAACTGAGCTAGTTGTTGTTCACGACTTGGAGCTAATAAGCCACGCTGTTGCTCAAGATATTGTTGTTGTAATGCAGTGGTGTCTGCAGTAGTTGGCAGTGCTTCAGCACCGAGAGTAAAGAGACGCTGACGCTGTGCAGCCACTTCGGGAGTAGCAGTGTATCCTGCTGATACGAGCTGTCCTGTTGTTGGGTCAAAGCCAAAGTTAGACTGACCAAAAGCGGTAGTTACGCCAACAGGTTTAAATGTAGCAAACTGTTCTGCTCTGCGAGTAGCTTCTAACTGCTGTTGAGCTGACTGCTGTGATGCAGATTGAATTGCTCTACGAGCTGCGTCAGACAAGAAATAGTTAGCACCAGCACCAAGCAAACCTCCTTGTGTGCCTGCACCGCCAGCAGTTCCGCCTGTACCGCCTCTAGTGCCTAATAACGCTCTAAGAGCTTGAGTCCCGAACTGTTTAGCATAGTTAGTTAATGCGGTAGAATCTAAACCAAGAGACTGTGCAGCTTGAATGTCAGAGCCGGAAGACAGAATAATGTTACCTTGAGCGTCTTGAAAGATGTCCCCAAGTTCGCCGGGGATAATGTTAGGATTACCACCCATGTTAAAGTCTTCACCTGTGCCGCTAAATATGCCGCCCATGTTAAAGTCTTCGCCGGTAGTATTAAATAGTTCATCCATACCTGTACTTCCTGTATTTGTTTGATTAAATAAGTTTGCTCCTGCATCTACGACTGAGCCGACACCGGCACTAATACCAGCATTGGTAACACCAGACAATAATCCTGTTACTGGGTCTCTTCCAGACAACACAGCACTTGTTGCACCAGATGTTCCGCCTTGTGCTAAGTTACCCGCTAACTGTGAACCTGTTTCACCCGCAACAGCACCGCCGACTTCACCCCCAACTTGACCTGCAACATACGAAACAGCAGCATCTCTAGCGATGTCTTCAATGTCATTACCTTGTGCTGCTGAAATACCAGCACTTGCTACGGCACTTCCTAAAGGACCACCAACATAGTAAGCAC